GTCGGTGCTGGCGCCGGCCGAGGTCCGGGCCTGGAACCGCTCGCTCGGCCAGCTGATGCTCGCGAATGGCACCCGCTACCACTGCTTCTCGGCCGACGAGCCGGACCGCTTGCGGGGGCCGCAGCACCACCGCGCCTGGTGCGACGAGCTGGCGGCCTGGTCGAACCCCGACGCCTGGGACCAGCTGATGTTCGGGCTCCGGCTCGGCGACGACCCGCGAGTGATCGTGACGACGACGCCGCGTCCCTCCCGACTGGTGCGCCAGCTGGCCGAGGCGCCGACGACGCACCTGACGCGGGGCGCGACCTACGACAACCTCGCGAACCTGCCGCCGGCGTTCCTGGACCAGATCGTCGCGCGCTACGAGGGCACGCGGCTGGCGCGCCAGGAGATCCTCGGCGAGATCGTGCTCGACGTGCCGGGCGCCTTATGGCGCTACGATGCGTTCGAGGAGCGGCGGCCGGCGCCGGCCGACCTCGTGCGCGTCGTCGTCGCCGTCGACCCGGCCGCCACGAGCGGAGAAGACAGCGATGAGACAGGGATTCTGGTCTGTGGGCTGGGCGCTGACGGGCGAGGCTATGTTGTCGCCGATCGGTCCTGCCGGCTCTCTCCGGACGGCTGGGCGCGACGCGTCGTTGCCGCGTTTGACGAGTACGCTGCTGACGTCGTGGTCGCGGAGGTCAACAACGGCGGCGAGATGGTGCGCGAGGTCCTGCGGACGGTGCGCCCGTCCCTGCCGTACAAGGCCGTGCACGCTTCTCGCGGCAAGGCGATCCGCGCGCAGCCGGTGGCGGCGCTCTACGAGCAGGGCCGCGTCTCGCACTGCGAGGTGTTCGCCGAGCTGGAGGAGCAGCTCACGACCTGGACGCCGGAGAGCGGCACCAGCCCCGATCGGCTCGATGCATTAGTGTGGAGCCTAACGGAGCTCATGGTCCGAGAGCAGCGCGCTGTCTACGTGTACTAGCCGAGGAGGACTGACGACATGGGCATCTTCGACTGGCTGGGCCCGTTGAGCGCCGGCCGTAAGCAGAGCGGCTGGGACGCGCTGCCGGTGCTGCCGGCGCGGAAATCGGCCTATGACGTCTACGGCGCTCCCAACGCCGCGCTGACCGTCCGCACGCTGGTGCACGGGCCCGGCACGCCGCCCTGGACGCCGGACGGCTACGGCGGAAGCGGCGCCGCCCAGAATTCGGCCGTATTCGCCTGTCTCCAGGTGTTGGCGACCGCGATCGGCGAGCCGTCGCTGGAGGTGTACCGCGACACCCCGGCCGGCCGCGTCGAGGTCGAGGCATCGCCGCTCGGCGACCTGCTGGAGCGGCCGAACCCGGCGTTCGCGCTGGACACGCTGCTCGGCTACGTCGCCGTCTGCCTGTCGGTCGACGGCAACGCCTACTGGCGCAAGCTGCGCGCGGGCGACCCCGAGACCGGCAACGTCGTCGAGCTGTGGCCGATCAGTCCCACCCGGATCGCGCCGTTCACGGCCGACGGGACGAACGATTTCATCACGGCCTACCGCTACCACTACGCGCCCGGCAAGTACGTCGACCTGAGCACCGGCAATGTCGTGCACTTCCGGCTCGGGATCGACGACCAGGACCATCGCAAGGGATCGGCGCCGCTGCGGCGGCTCTATCGCGAGATCGCCTCCGACGAGCAGGCCACGCGCTACGCCGACCGGCTGCTGGCGAACCTGGCGATCAACGGCCTGACGCTCAGCTTCGACAAGGACAGCCCGGCGATCGACCAGACGACGGCCGACGAGCTGAAGGGCCGGATCCAGGCGGCCTACGGCGGCGACAACGTCGGCGGAGCCGCCGTGCTGTCGCCGGGCGCGTCGTTGACGGCGCTCGGATTCTCGCCCGAGCAGATGGACATGAAGACGCTGCACCGGGTGCCCGAGGAGCGGATCTCGGCTGTGCTGGGCGTGCCGGCGATCGTGGCCGGGCTCGGGGCCGGGCTCGACCACGCGACGTACAGCAACGTCGCCCAGGCCCGCGAGGCGTTCACGGAGACGAAGCTGCTGCCGCTCTGGAAGAGCATCGCGGCCGATCTGACGCTCCAGCTGGTGCCGGACTTCACGAGCGACCCGGACGTCTGCGTCGAGTTCGACACGTCCGAGGTCCGGGCGCTGGCCGACGATCAGAATGCGCTGGCGCTGCGTCTCAAGACGCTCGTCGAGACGGGGATCATCTCGGTCGACGAGGCCCGCGCGGAGATCGGGCTCGAGCCCAGGGGCGGGGCTGACGGCATCCCGACCCCGACCCCGGCGCCGGCGCCCACGGCCCTGCCGGCTGCCGCCAGCGCGCGCCCTCGACTCGTGACGCTCGGCGCGCGGCGCGAGCGGAAGGCGGTCGAGGACCTCCCGGGGCGCTACGCCGACCTGAAGGACTCGGCCCTCCCGGACTGGGTCGACGAGCTGACGGCGTTCTTCGAGGCCCAGCTCAGGCGCGTCAATCGCCGGCTCCGATCGGGAGCGGACCACGCCGACGCGCTGGTGCCCGAGACCGAGGCGCTCAGATTGGCCGCGACGCTGCGTCCCTTGCAGCTCGACGTGCTCGACGCCACGCAGGGCCTGGTGATCGTAGAGCTGGGCGTGGCGTTCGGACTCGACGACAGCGCCACGCGGCAATTCCTCAGGAACGCCGGCGCCAACATCGTCGGGATCACCGACACCACCCGCGAGCAGGTCCGCGCCGAGCTCACGGCGGGCCAGCAGGCCGGCGAGGGCATCCCGGACCTGGCGCGGCGCCTCAGGGACCTGCCGACGTTCGGCCAGAACCGCGCGACCGTCGTGGCACGCACGGAGCTGGGCACCAGCCAGAACCAGGCCGCGCTGTCGAGCTACCGCGCCTCGGGGGTCGTGGTCGGCGTGCGCGTCCACGACGGCGACTACGACGAGGCGTGCGCCGCGATGGACGGCCGGACCTTCCCGCTCGGCCAGGAGCCGGCCGCGCTCCAGCATCCGCAGTGCGTGCGCGCTTTTAGCCCGATCACCGACAGCGCCGAATTGACGAGGTCGGCATGAGCGAGGCGACGGAGGAGCGATGCCCATACTGCAACGGCGTGGGGACGCTCCCACGGAAGCGAGTCGTCCGGGTCGAAGCGGACCGCGATGCGCTGGCCGTGGCCGTGCACAGCGTCGGTCGCCTCTGGGGAGCGGTCTGCTCCCTGAAGGGCGAAGCTACTCGCAAGCGCAAGATGCCTCCGGATGCCGATACGCTCCGGGCGCTCATCCGGAGATGCTATCTCGAGGCCGGCGACGTCATGGACGGGCTGCCGGTGGCGTACCGCTCAGGGAGGACCGACCATGACGTCGAGCGCTAGCCGCCCGCTCGTCAGCATCCTGACCCCGACCTGGCGTCGGCACGACCTGCTGCGCGGGGCGATCGAGAACGTCCGGGCGCAGACGTACCGGCCGCTGGAGCACGTCGTCGTCAGCGACGGCCCGGATCCCGAGACGGCGCGCGTGGCGATCGACCCGCTCGACTGCGCCGAGCGGGTCGACCCGGAGCGAGACGTCGCGCTGCGCTTCGCGGTGCTCGGCCGCAACTGGTCGAGCTACCTCGACGACTCGTTCTGTGCCGCGCCAATCACGGTCGCCATGCTGGTAGCTTCCGGCGAGTATCAGTCCTGGCTGGCCGACGACGAGCGGATGGACCCGGACCACGTCGAGAGCCTGGTCGAGGCGCTGGAGGCCTCCGGCGCGGACTTCGCCTACTCGAAGGTCAGGCTGTGGGGCGAGGGCCGGCCGACGTACGTGATCGGGACCGACCCGCCGGTCTCGGGCCAGATCACCAACTGCCTGTACCGGACCGAGCTCTTGAAGCACGGCCTCTTCCCGTTCGGGGCCGGCATGACCGCCGACTGGGCCTGCATCAGCCGCTGGCAGTCACGCGGCGCGCGGCACGCGTTCGTGGACCGCGAGACGCTCAGTCACCGGGTCGATCACTGACGGGAGGGCCGACCTATGCTCGACGCGACCGAGGAGCGGTACCCGCCATGTCGCTGTGGGCGCGACGTCCGGACGCTGAATCCGGCCTCCGACACGCCGACGTGCGTCGGGTGCGGCTTCTCACCCGGAGAGCTGTGCCGATGCGAGCCGATCGCCTGAGCGGCCCGTCCGTGCTGGCCCTGGTCGGCGACATGAGCGGGCCGTCGCTCTGGCGGATCCTCCAGCCGTTCACC